GCCAAGTGGTAAGGCACCGGGTTCTGGTCCCGGCATTCGGGGGTTCGAATCCCTCCATCCCAGCCAAGATATTATTAATAGCTCCGACTAGACTAATAGGTTTGGTTTTGAATGCGCGCATCCGAATTGCTTCGGTGATGTTTCCATTGTAGCAAACATTGGTTGATTTGTCAATAACACTTGCGCTTTACGCAAAAACAGCGCCTTGAAAATACGTTTGATAATCCCTCTCCAAATGCTTATCGCTAATATCCAAATAGCGCATGGTGGTTTCGATTTTTGAATGTCCAAGCAGCCGCTGGATCGAGCGTATGTTGCAGCCCTGCTCAAGTAGGTGTGTAGCGAATGAATGGCGCAGTTGGTGCGGGTGCATTTCTATATTTAACGATTCGCGAAATTCGCGCTTGATTCGCTGGCGAATAGTATCGGTGTTAATATACCCGTCTTGTGAACCATTTAGAAGAGGTTTGAATAACCTCCCGCTCTCATGATCAGCTCCATATTCGCGTAATTCATTTGCTAAACGCTCAGAGATAAATGTTATGCGATGTTTACCACCCTTGCCTACGACACTCAGACAGCTTCCTCTTAAATGCGATATCTCAACTTTCATAAGCTCATCTATCCGAAGTCCTGCTTCAAACATAAGGGAAATCATCAGAGCGTCTTGACGAGTACGACAACGCTTCACGACGTACTGTACCTGCTCAAACTCTATCACCTCTGGATGTTTTTCAGATTCGCGCCACGGCTTAATATCTGTGGTTAGAAAATCCAGCTTCACATGCTCGCGTTTACATGTCCAATTTATCCATGATTTGATTATGGCAAGGCTGGTGTTTATTGTGCCGACAGATATTGGTGCGCCGCGCCTCGATACTCGCGAACTCATCGCAATGTGATATTCTTCGATATAATCTTGGGTGACATCGCAGAAATTATACACGCCGTTTTCTTGTAAATATTCGGTAAATTGCCGTAAATAGATCTGTCGTGATTTTATGCTCTGCTCAGAATAATGTTTATAAGTAAAAAACTTTTTAATTGACCCGTCAACTGTAACGCTCGTCGTACTTTTCTTCATGATTTTAACTCCACTCTTAATATCATTCTATATAGAATTTTTTATAAAGAACTTAGTAAAACTAAGTTGTATATAGAACCCTAACGCTTATTTTTCTAATAATTTTGCTATCAAAATAGACGGGTGGCGGGCGGATTTGCGCTAATTTGAATAAAAAATACGGCCAGACGGCCGCTTTCATTACGCAAAACTCCCAAATACTCGCATATACCTAGGATTATTGCATAATATTTGCACATGGGCAAACGCAAACAAGCCGCTGCACAAGCGACATTACATCAATCAGCAGCAATTGCTACGTTATCAGGTTGTAGCTGCGCTTCATCTGCGCCAGCTTATCTAATTCGTCAATGTTTATCGGTAAGGATGCCTTCTCTTGCATTTTCTGCTTGTGGCGCTCTTCAGCTGCCTTAGCTTTCGCCTGTGCGATCAGTTTGCGCAGCCAATCCACCGTCTTCGCCAGATTCGTCCTTGACCAAATAAATGCAAAATATTTACGTGGGTTTCTCTTGCGCTTCGCTAATTTGACTGAATACTCAAACTCCCTCGCATAATTGATTTGCCGGTTTCTAAACATCGGCAGGTAATTATCGTCAGCAATTAGCTTTGTCGCCTTACCTAATCGCTGCTGCATTTTCTGAACTCGTCGCTCGTCTATGGTGATAGTCCCTATGTTTTTCATTTTACCCTCTCTTTTTAAGCAACAGAAAACTAGCACCATCGTTTTCTGAGGCGTTATACATATGTTGTAAAAAAGACTGTAGGATTTGGTGCAAAACCCTTGACAGCTTTTTTACGATATATCGATATTGGATGAGAGGTTGTCTTGAAACACAAAAAACCTCAGCCAATAAAGACCGAGGTTACCAGCTCATGATTCTGATACTGCTAATTATAGCGAAGCTTTACTTATTTGTCAATAGGTTTTTTGTTATATCAAAAAACCCGCCCCCATTTTTCAGAGGGCGGACAGGTTACATGGATGTTCAAACCATGCGCTTGCAGTTTATCACTCGTCGTCAGATTTTGCAACTTCAGCCGCTTCAGCAGACCTACGCAAAATATCGTTTATGAGCCACGTAGTTGACAGATTCATCTCTTTGGCAATCTCAGCCACAACATCATAAATATCTTTGTCAATTCTAACTTGTACAAATGGTACCGTTTTTGCCATCTTTACAAAATCCTATCTTGGTACTCTAGCACATCCATCAGCTCAAGCAGTGTGATGATGTAGATATCGTTAGTGTTTCTATCTTTTGAGAACTCAGCCTTGTCAGCGTCAATGGCTGCCTGCTCTTCGGCGTCGTTGTCGTCGTCAGTATTGATGACGTGATAATCCTTGACGAAATTGTCTTCAGGATCGCACCACACCGCCGCAAACGCTTTGCTTCCGTAAAGCTCAATATCTTCGTTGAGTTCGCTCATAAGGTCTTCGCTGTCAAACGATATGTTATGCTCGCGATTGAACTTCATGCGCTCTGTGAGTTGCTCTAATCCGTGCTTCATGTTTTATCCTTTCTGCCGGCTACAATGCCGCCGGCGAGGCTGTTATGACTACTTAATCTCTGCTCCGTGCAATGCTTCAAGGATTGCCTCGAAATCCATCACAAGTATTGTGCGGGTTCGTGGGTTCTCGCTGAAGTAGTTGTAAGCTTCTCTTGCTAGTGTGCCCCACTGCGGCAGGTTCTTACCAGTCTCTAGCTCGCGGCTGAAGTCTGAACGCTGAAACTCGGTTGTAAAGATTGGCGTTGCGCGTCGGCTGGTGTACCTGCCACTACCACTCGTCCACTCGCTAGCAGTCTTGATGTAGCCGCTTCGTGCAAATTCGCGGATATTGTCGATGTCGCGTTTAGTGATTTTTGTCATTGTAGTTATCCTTTCTCTGGCGGCGGGTGGTTGAGGGGCAATTGTTTGTTTTAGTTTTTGTGTTTTCTAGATTTTATTTTCTAGTTTTGATTTTTCGTTTATTTACAATCTCCAATTTTACAGTGATTTTAATTCTGAAAAACTGAAAGGTTGATTTGAACATTTTTGTAACCTGCTTTCTTGCCGCCGAATTGTTAATTGTTGCTTGGTTGCCCCTCAACCATGTCTTTAGTATAGCAAAGTGCATGCACTGTGTCAACACTTTTTATGAAAAACTAGAGATTTTTAATTAAATCCACTAAAAGCAAAAACCGCCTCCGAGCTTTCGAGGCGGTTCAACTGTTCGGAAATCCCGAACAGCTCAGTTTGTAAGCGATCCTTACTGCCTGAACTATAAAGTAATCATTTATAGTTGGTCTTCTGGCTCTGGCGTACACTCACCAGACCACTTAAACTCCATATCAGCCCTCCGCAGTACTTCTCAGCTCATTCACCAAGTCACGAGCTGACGTCTTGAGCGCCGACAAGCCAGCAGCGATTGCGCCTGCGCCTGTTGCTTTTAGCAGAATGGCTAGGTCACCCCATTTCGCGTCGAACACTAGACTGACTATATTGCCGCCCTCTAGCAGGAACACCGCGACAGCCGCCTGGAGAAATGTCCAGACAGCGCGGATTGCCACATCTTTATAGTTGATATTCTTTAATGCTTCTAGGTCTTTCATATTGCCTCCTTATTTAATTTCCTTTTTAGTGCTTCTCAGCCAGCTGATAAACTTCTTGATTAACTCTCGGTCTGAATCGGTTAAGTCGTCGTTACTTCCCTGCGGCTGTTTGGGTGCTTCTGGGGCTTTCTGCGGCGCGGATTGCGTCTTTGGTGGCGTGAATGTCATACCAGCCGGCACGACGGATTTAGTAATGTCTGGCAGCTCTTTGAGCGTCTTATCTGTCACGTAGTTAGCGTTGACGAACCAACCCTCCTCCTTAGTCACAAACCAGATTTTATTGCCATCGATAAACTCGCCATCAACATAACCTTTAACGTTGAATACTTTGCCTTTTGGAAATACTGTACGGATTTTACCGGCTTTGGATGGGAAGTCTCTCACATTAACGTTGTGGGAAGTCGTGCGAGTGATTACTCGTTCAATTTTCACATCTGCGGCGATAGTACGCCCATCGCAGCTGTAGCTCCAACCTAGATACTTCAGTCTGTAGCCATACTTGCTGGCAAACCAGTTTTGGACTTCGCCGACTGAGCCATATACTCCGCGCTGACCTGAATGAACTTCAGAATCGTGGATTTCTATCGTATTAGCGTCAATGCGCTTAGCTAGTGCGATATGTCCGGATTCTTTGTCTGGACCTGGATTCAGGATTTCAAAGTACATGACGACGTATGCCTCAGATGGTATATCTTCCTGGTAATGCATCCTACCAGCGTTGAATTCCTTTTTGTAGGCATGTTGGGCGTACTCTGAGCGGTTTGGCGCGTTGATTGCGTCATCGACATACTGCAAGCACCAGCCTTGAGTTGCTGGAACGTTTAGGTTGATATTAAACGTCTGCTTTATCACTTCTCTATCCTTTCTTTAACATTAACTATCTCTTTGATTACTTCTGGCTTTTTCTGAATCGATTGGCTGTAAATGATAAATAGTGTGGGACCGATAAGTAGAACTAAGCCTGTTACTTGGATGATAAATGCCACCAATTTATTTTCGGCGGGTCGGATTGCTTTAATGAAGATGTTGCCATCGACTACTGAGTTACGGTCTTCAATTGCCTTGACACGCTCTGTCAGCGCTCCCAAATCATCCTTGGTAGCAAACTTATCTAGCTTAGCTTCAATCCTTTCCAAAGCAGCAGTATGATTATCAACGCCGCCTCGGACATGTTTGAGATCTGATTTCATCTCGCCGAATTCAATTGGGTTTATCTCTCTCATGGCGCCGTACCTACCAATCTCATCTGAAATTCGCTCACTGCTGCGCCGCCGCCAAAGTTGCGCTGGTCGGTACAGCGCGCCCACACATCAACTACATCGCCTTTCTCCAGCTTCCTTGAAAAGGCTAAATCTGGCTTTGGCTGATGAGCATCATTGCCAGTACCTTCAGTGCGCTCAGATTCTTTAATCTGCACGCCGTTCACATACACGAAAAGTAGCGCTGTCGTGCCTTTGGCGAAGCCGGCCGAAGCAATGCCGCACCGAGCCTTTATTTCGTATAGACCGGAAACTGGCACGGTTGCCTGATATTTTTCTGGATCGAACATATAGGCGGTATCATATTCGATGGTATCAAACTTAACCTTTTCAGAGGCCGTTTTAGATAGGTTAGTCCAGCCGGAAGTCGTTGCTGAAAACGCCAAAGCGGCTTCAGTAACAAACGACCTGTTAATACGTATCATATCGTCGGTGATGGTAGTTGTTGTGGATTCAATCGTAATATTCGCTATCACTGCCACCACTGCTTGCGAGCCAGTAGCACCATCCTGCGTCACCGCCTGCCTAATTTGAGTATCAGTTGGCGGCGTTGGATTTGTTGAAGTGGCGCCGTACACTACCAGCATGCCGCATGAAGACGGCGAGCCGGTAGTGGTGGTGTCAGTTGAGTTTAATGCCAAATTATCAGAATAAGCGATAATGCTTGCGATTCGCTTGTTGGTTGCTGGCGCGGTTAGCCTGACGACTTGCTGTCCGACGAGATCTAAAGCAATGTTATAACCGCTCGGCAGACTGGCGATCACAACGTCTGGATTGTCAGCCGAGCCGCCCACCAGCACGTTCATATCCGCCACAGTATTCCTGGCAATGCCTCGCCCTGATAAAAAGCCTGGCGTGCGAGCTTGCGCCCACGCATTAGCTTCATAAACACTACCGTGTCCACCTGGACGCGTTCTGATTCTTACTATTTTTCCTGGATTGGTAAAAGCCATAATTCTCCTTTTGATTGAATTACCGCCATTTACCGTAAGCGTGAACGTGATTACTTATATATTATATCATGTTTTATACTTTAGTAAATTTACCGCGCGAAACGCCAGTAGCAATAACGCGAATGTAATAATCAACTTCTAGATTTGGTGTTACGATTCCTATTGTCACTGTCGCAGAATCCTCGTCTTGCGGCGATTGGTAGAATGACATTTTAGGAAATTGCTCTGAAAAATCACCGGTTACCGATACTTGAGGAAATAAATCTACAAAAATTGGACCGTTCTTTGGCTTAAAATCTGGCGTAAACTTAATCGCCACCGTAAGTATCTGCAGCCCTCCGCCGCGGACATGAAAAACCTGCGACACCTGCTGTACGAAATCAACCAGCGAAGCTGCCACTGGATATATGACTTTTCTAGCAGCATTTTCGTTCTCCAAAGCTCTGATTCTTGATTCAATCGTCATGCGCCTACGTTCTCCGCTTTAAGCTCGCCGTCCAGCATAGAATGAACAGTGAATTCATAGCTTGTTGGCGCCCATGGTGTTATGCTATCCCGATAGATTACCCACTGCGCTCCGTGCGCGTAATTAGTTCTACGCACCCTCGATTTTGCACCGGCGCTCGATTTCATCTCCAACTGCGCTATAGTTGGCAGCTTCGCTTTGGTCGTAAACGTCACTAAAACCCTCTCTGTAGCATTAGTCGGCTGAGTATAAAAACCTGATAAAACATTCGGTGTGGTTGTTATACTAGTACTTCGCGTATGTAAAGGTATGCTAGTCGCTGGTTGATAGAAGCCTTGTTTAAGCGCCTTTGATTCGTTCTCTAACCTAGCCAGCCATTTCTCTATATTCATTGCAGCCTCCTAATTGACAGCGCGCCAGCAACTGGCGAAATAGCCTGAACCGTCAGGTCGCAATTAGCACCGTCATGGTTAGGAATAAACCAGGCGCTAGGGTCGATTAGTATTGTGAATTTAACATAGTCGTCACCTACCTCTTTCGTATGCAACCACCAGCCGTACTCTTCATCGGCGTTTGGATCGCGTCCTACAGCTCCAGGCGTTTGATGAGGATTCTGCTCATGATTATATGACAGCTGAACCAGCGGCGGCTTCTTTATGCCGTCAGTTCGCTGAAAAACAACCTCCCATTCAGCGATCACCGTTTTGTCTGGTGGAATATACTGGCTAATAAAACCGCTCCAAGTGGCTGTCGGCAAGTTGCGTTTGGCGAGCTGTCCATAATTTAATGGTGCCGCAACCTTCTGCGCTTTCTGCTCATCCTCAATCGCCATCAGCCGGCGCGTCGTGTTGTCATTGAACATTAATCAACCCTTTTTAGGCGCGGTGAGACAGTAGCCACGCCGTTATTATCCCAGGTTGTATCCATGCCGATAATCCGCATCCAACCGCTCAAATTACTGCCATCTTCATTGTCTTCTTGGAAATAGAATTCGTCGCCGATTGCCAGGCCATTATTGTCGTTATTGCAGTCGCCCCAAGCGATAGGTCTGCCGACCAGCTGAATCTCCGGCGTGGCTTCGCCAAAGCTATGCTGCGCGAGAGATTTGTACGCATACTCGGTTACTGCTGCTGCAGATTTAATGTTTGAACGCGTCTCGTAAATGCGCCAGTAGCAGTTGTCGCGAACTGCTGATGGATTACTGACGCTTGCCAGTTCGGCAGTGTCCTCGCCGGCGGCCGGATTGCCTACCTGCCCGTTGCCAGCAACCAAAACATTGCTGGCGTAGTCTGCAGATTCTTCAACCGAATAGCCGCTCGCCCACAGCTTATACACACCATCCGTTGGATATTTAATGATGATATTTTTGCGCTTGCCGCGCCGCTTCAGTATGTCGATAATCTGTTCACTATAATCGTCAGGATTGACGCGGAACACCACGTCGAACTTTCCAGTTCCTGTTTCATTATTCATCGCATCGCATAGCGCTTTACTGACAGTCTGAAAATCGTTGTATTCGACTGTCTTTGCTCTAAGGCTATCGACTGTACCGAATTTCCACTTAATAGTTTCGCCAGCGTTGCCAGCTCGTATAATAAAATCATTGATCAAAGCCTGCGCAAATATATGTCCCGGCGTGTTTGAAAAAACTCGGTAAGGTGATTTAACATTATTTCTGTCGCAAACCAAATCGCCGCTTAACCTAGCAAAATGCTCAAAGAACTTTAAGTCTAATCTCTGGTCGGTACTGTATCCGCTCCTAGACGGCTTGCTTGACAGAAATCCAGAGAACCGCGGCCTGTCATTTACCAAAAACACCACGCGGGTTTTGCCGACGCGCAGCAGCGATTCGGGATTATCATCCAGCCGTATCCTTGCGTGCTGCTTAAATTTAGCCCAATTAGTACTGAACGTTAATTGGTCGGCAACCGCCGAATCTGATTCGCTCTTTAACGTTTCGCTCAGCGCCCGGTTCTGCGCGAACTTATTGAAATCGCCGATGAGCGTATCGCCGATATACAGCAGCAGCTTATGCTCATCCGATAACATTATTCCACTCCAGTTCCGACTTCGCCGTCTCGCCGCTCTCAACGTCGAATCCAATTAGGTTGTTGCCAGGACTAATTGACAACCACCCAGTCACATTTCTTGACACCAGCGCACCGTTCAAGCGCGCCTCGCCGCTCGAAAAATCGACTATCAAAGTCTGCGTTGACGACACGCTGCCCCCGTAGCTTGCAATGGTATCTGTCGTACTATTCTGGATTGACGGATTGACAGCTGGACCGTGCAAAACCCACACCGGATAAATCGTTGTTGCCGATGACACAAACACGCTGCTTAAACCGCCGCTGGCGTTCTCCCACACCTCGCCGATTGCGTCATAAATCTGTCCGGTAGTATCCCACACCTCGCCGCCGCTGGCTGCTGATATGCGTCTCAGGCCCACCTTATTAGCGTACACTTCCTGCCCGTTGCTATTTTCCGAATATTCAAACAGGGTTGAATTGCCAACCTTAAGCTCAGTCGAGAACGCTGTAATGCCCTCGTCGGCTGGCACAGGCAGCTCCAAATCACCGCTTCTCCAGGCATTCTTAACAGCAAACATCTCGCCGTCCTTGCGGCAATATACTAAGGTAAAGGTGTGGTTTATAGCGAAAAAGCTGCTGATTGCAGTGTATAGATTCCAGAAACCGGTATTGCCTGGCGTGATAATACCGTTAATCGTCTGCGTATACGATGACAGCCGCTGCCTGATCATCTCGCCGCCGTTCATGTCAGTGTAATCAATGTCAGACGATTCAATCTCCGGCCGCGCCAGCAAGCTATTATCGGCGCTCAGCCGTATCTCCGAGCCAGTCAAATCCAACCGCTTACCGTCGTCTCGTATTAGCGCCGCCAAAGTAAACTTATTGCTTGGTATTATCATCCCATCACCCTCTGTCTTTTCAAAGCTATCTGCTTGCTAATCTCATCAGCCAATTCTTTTGGATCGCGGTTATAGCCGTTAATGTTGATAGTCTGATACAGCGTATCGCCAGCGCTGCCAGTCCTGTTTATATCGTTCAGCTTGTCGTAGCCAATCTTGCGCGCAGATGACGCCCTAATAACATACTCGCCGTTTGACAGTAGCATTGGAATTAAGTCGCTAGTGTCGCCGCCTGGACCGAAAACCGCTCCGCCCTGCGCCCGCTTGCCCAGCTTAAAACCAGACAGATTGACCGGGTTAGCCTTTACGCCAACCGCTTTTAGAGCATTGCCGATACCAGGAATATTGATGATATTATTAATCACTTTATTCAGCGAATCCTGTAGCAAGTCAATCATACCGTCTAGCAAGCCTGCGGTAAAGTTGCGCGTGATACCGTAGCCAGTACCGTACCAGTCCTGTCCTCCAACAGACCTGATCAAGTTAGCGATAGAGTTGATGATTCTAGATATTCCATTCGATATAGAATCCACCACGCGCGATATAGCATTACCAGCACTCTCAATTACGCCGCCGATTGAATTGAACACGCCTGTCAGACCGCCGGCTACTGCGTTTGTCAACGGTATGACGGCATTATTTGTTAGTCTGATTATCGTTTCGGTAACAGCCGCCAGCACGACCAAAAACGTGCCTGCCAAAAACGCTGCCAGCGGGATAATAACCAGATTCAGGAAGTCGCCTAGTCCTGGCGAAACGATACCAAGCACACCGCCGATTAGCAGGATTGCGGCTGCCACACCGGCAGCAGCCGCTGTAAATGACAGCACTCCCAGAAGAACTTCTGGCGACGCTAAAGTCTTAAAGAAGCCTCCGATAGTTTCGCCAGCCCCTTTGAAGAACTCTGTTACTGGCTTCCATGCACCCTGCACAGCTCCGCCAGCCAAAGTCCCCATTTCCTTAAAGAAGTTAGCCATACTCTTACCAAAAGTAAACTCTCTCGGCGCTTTCTTGACTGCGGATGATAACTTATCCACGCCGCCGGCTGCCGAATCAGCAGATGCGCCGACTGCGGTGCTTGCACCCTCCATTGTTTTCGTCACACCATCAACTGAACCTTTAGCGGCCTTCAGATCTTTGAATTTACCTATCAGCGTCTGAGCGCCGCCGATGACACCAGTAAAAATACCTTTACCCAGTTTTGCCCATGGCTTTAACGTATCAAGCGCAGAACGCGCACCGCCTGTAGCTATCTGCAGAGCCTTGAATCCAACAGCTAACTTTACAATATTAGCGATTAACTCTGGATTGCTTTTAGCAAAGTCAAATAGCTTGCGAATTATATCCACAGCGTCTTTTAATCCCTGAGCTAATTCTGGCGATTGCTTTTTAATCTCCTCAAAAACAGTCTTCAGCATGCCTTTTATGACCGGTGCCAAATTCTGTAAGAATTGCTTTGCGGTGGCTAGAAATATACTAAATGATTCCTCAAAATTACCGTTTGGATCAGCTAACGATGTCAGCATATTGTCGAACGCTGCCTTGGCAGCATTAAAACTACCGCTAATTGTCGATGACGCCTCTTTAGCCGAAGTGCCAGTAATATCAAGCTTGGTTTGAATAGCATGTATAGCCTCGATAACCTTATTAAACGGAATACTGCTGACGTTTTTAGCTGTCGCCTTAAACGTCTTACCCATCACACCGCTGTCGTTGATGAGGCGCGCCATCTCGCTCTGCGTACCGCCATAACCAAGCTTTAAGTTATCGAGCATGGTATAGTTGTTCTTTGCAAATCCCTGGTATGCGTACTGAATCGACTCCATCGACGTACCCATCTTGTTTGCGTTATCAGACATGTCGGTGATAGCCATGTCAGCTATTTTAGCTGCCTTGGCGGTATCTCCATTTAGTCCTTGAAGCAGTGACGCAGAAAAACTCGTGACAGTATCCATATACTGATTAGCCGACAGCTGCGCTGTTTTGTACGCATTCTTAGCATACTGAATTACCTCGCCAGAGTTCTTTTTGAACAGCGTTTCCACGCCGCCAACCAGCTGCTCGTACTCAGCAAACTGCTTAACTGCGTAAGTAGCAATGCCGCCTAGTCCGACCATTGCGCCAGCTGCTAGTGACTTAAATTTAGAGAATGCTTCATCAGAGCGTTTACCAAACTCTGAAAACGCCTCTCCAAACGCCGCTTTTGACGAAGCTAAAAAACTGCTCTTAAATTTAGTACCGAAATTATTGCCGGCTCCGTCGCCGCTATCGCCAAGCGCTTTCTTGACGTCGTTAGAAACCCCTTTTAATGAAGGCTTTATCTGGATCCATGCTGTACCGATTGAAGTTGCCATAAAAAATGCGAATAAATAGGTTTATTTATCCGCATTTGCCGCAAGCGTGGCGTCGTAATAAATATATTATATCATATACTAAGGTTTTTGACGAAAGACCCTAGCCATCCCGGCTTAGTCTTCAATGCACCAGCAGTACGCTTGTCGGCGGCCTTAATCATCACTCGTTGACGGAATGCCGTCGGCTCTGTCATAAGTTCAAAGTTTCCCTCAAAGCCAAACTCCACTACAAATTGCGCTCTCACTGTATCCAGAATACGATTCATATTCTGCATCTGGATTTGTGCTATGCCTGGATTGTTGCGAAGTATGTCCGCACCGCCAGATTTGTCTAGTATAAAATCCACATTTGACATACCTATAAGATATCACATAGTATAATCTTTTGCATTTTATGTACAATATTGTTACAATAAAGCAAGTTGTAATAAAAGAGGATGTATGGCTACAGAGTTTCAAGAAAAGGCTTGCGAGAAAGCTTTGCGCGAATATCGCAAAAAATATCTAACGAAAAAAGAAAACTTAAACGCAGACGAATCAACGGCACGTTTAATGGTGAATACCCTGCTCAGCGCAGTACTTGGATATACGCTCATTGACGAAATTAAGACAGAACACATGATTCGCGGCACCTATGTCGATTATGTCGTTCAGATGAATAAAAAAATCTACTTCATTGTCGAGGCAAAGGCTACTTCCATCGACTTGAATGAGCGCCACTTAAAGCAGGCGGTTGACTACGCCTCAAATGAGGGCGTGGACTGGGTTATTCTCACAAACGGCCGCTGCGTCGAGCTGCACCGCGTCATTTTTGAGAAGCCGATCCGCTCGCAGCGTATCTTCGCATATGACCTGACAAATCTGTCAACAATCCGCACTGCCGCTAAGCACCTAGTCAACCTTACTAAGAAATCTGTATTAAAAGGCGACTTAGACAAGTACTGGAAGCGATTTGACGCGCTGACTGAGGATAATATGAGGAAAGCTGTTAAGTCGCCAGAAGTGATACGCAGCCTGAGACTATTCATTAAAAAGAAGTCAACTATCAACTTCACCGACGCTGAAATTGCTAAGGCTCTTGATAGACTAATTAGCTAGTCCTGATATTGCGCGTTTGGGTTCAGCTGTTGCCAGAATTCTTTTAGTTCAGCCTGTTCCTCGGCCTGCTGCGCTTTCTTCTCTTTCTCAAGGCGCTCGCGTGTTTCAGCGACATAATCCGGCTCAAATTTCTTCATGACTTTAGCAGACTGCGCCGTCTTTCGTCTATTCATATTATATGTTATGGTTGTAAGTGTATTCAGTTCGCGCAATATTTCGCTCAATGTCTCATCACGGAATGTCCAGCTTGCTGCTGGTACTAGTTTGCGGAAAATCCTGCTTTCTACTGGCAAATTCTCAAATAGCCTAGCATAGTGCAAGAAGCCGCTTCGCCGGCCATCAGCGTACGGGCAAGTTTCTAATAAATTCAGATGGTAATATTGCTGGAAGTCAGCTTCAACTAGACCAAATTCTTTCACGAACGCCGCTGCGCTCGATTGCCAGCTTTTGGGAAGCATCCATCCACTTTCTCCATAATCTCCAGCAACGCCTTTTGTGATAGATACCCATACTCTGCTTCAATATGCGCCCTAATTTCATCGTACGTCTCCTGTCCGCCGATAACCGCCATATACATACTCACCAGCTCAGATAAATTACCAGTTCGATGAGCCTCTGACAAATCACTAATGAAATCGAAGTCGTCCATCAACTGCGTGTTAATCTCTACTGAGAATCCATCCCAAAGCTCAATTTTCTTTTTTGGCTCGCTCGCCATATTATCCCTCCATAAGAATTATTTTACTATATTATGACAAAAAAACGGCTACTTTTCAAGCCGTCTTTTTTGCTTTTGCAGTTGGCACAGGCTAGAGATTCTTAGACCAATAGTCCTTGGAATACACCAGCTTGCCGGCGCTATCGGCAAACTTGTACGCCGTCAGCGATGTTGGCAGTGCAAGAGGATCTGAATTATTGAATGTTATATCACCCGAACGGTCAGTAAACTGCGCGTCGCCCAGAACTTGGCGATGGCGCCGAGCGCCGGTGCTGTTTGTCTCGATTGTCTCGCAGACAAACACGCCGTGAGGCAGCACCTCGCCTGTGTCGTCAACAGTGATTGAGCCGTCAGTCTCAATCTTGACATTGCCCTTGCCGTAGCGGAATTGCAACACTGAAGCCCGACACACCTCCAGCAAGTTGAACGTAAAGGTACGCCCATAGCTCGTCTGGTTACGCGCCACGATTTCAGAACCCCACACCTTAATGTCGTCGCCCTCTTCCGCCGTGCTTGAAATCAAGCCATCCTCGGTAACATAACCCAAGTTGATGAACGCGTTGTCTAGTGCCGTAGTGGCGTCAGTTGGTAAGGTTGTACCCAGAGGCGCCCAATACAGAGCGCCCTTTGGGTTAGGCAAACCAATCGCGATATTGCTCTTGTCGTTGCCCATGTTACGCCGCCTTTACAACAGCAAATGCCTTAGTGTCCAAAATCTGGAAGCCAAACGGCAGCGACATGCGGATACCAACTTGGTCGTGTGCAGCCAAATCCTTGCCGGTATTATCGAAGTCGCCGGCGGTATGGACGCGCCATTCAGCCAGTCCGGCGAAGCCGAGAAGCAACTGGCTCCAGTCGCCAAGCACCAGCTTAGTTTTCTTGTCGCGGGCAACTTCCGACGACGTTGCAGCAGGTTTTCCGGACAGTATATTACCACTCAAGCCGAACACGCCCAGCTCCGGATACTTCTTCTGGTTACCCTCAAGGATAGTCGAGAGCAGCTTGGATGCGCCGCTTGAAATAGCCACGCCGTTGATATCCTGTTCGTCTAGTTCAGTGACAGCTGTAGCAAAGTCTGTATCAAGAGTTGCCGCAGTAGTACCAGTTGTCGGCACCAGAATGCTTGAGCCGGCTTTAGTCATGTAGGTAGTCAGATCAGTATCAACTGTACCAGCATGCGGATTGATACCATGCAGCACGATAGTATCCAAATCCAGTCCCAGCGACTTCGTCAGCCAGTTGTCAACCAAGCGGCTAATAAAGTCAGATTGTTTTGCTTCTGTCCAACGCATAAACTCTTCAGTGACACGCTGCGAATAGACCAGCTTCGCTGTTGTGAACGGCTTAGACTTCACCTGGCGACCGTTGTCAGGTATTGCGCCGCCTTCATGGACAAGAGCGCCGCGAGCGCGACCTTCCATCACAAACGGCTTGTTATCGCCAATGTTAATAGTCGGTGTTTCAGGAACCAAAGACAATATAGCTCCTGGGAAAGTGCCGCTAGTCGAAAACATCTTATCAAGCGGCTCGGCAATATCGATTGTATGCAGATCGGTTAATGCCATAATGTTACCCTCCTTGGATAATAGTTAGGTTAATTAGATTGTAACCTTTACACCCGTACGCGTTTGAATTGCGCTAGTTTTGCCTGGCTGCTGCCGGTTCGGTGCGGTTGCTCCGCCGCCAAACTGCTCTTTCAAATTGTCAGCCTCTTTGCGCATATCTTCCTCGCTGCCAGTACCCAGATATTTCTCAGTACCGGGCTTGAAGCCATACTCAGCGGCAATGGTCTTCTGGCGAATCGTCGTCTCTAACTCTTCGTTTTTCGTCTTCAACTCGTCAATCTGAGGTTGATATTTTTCTGAAGCGGATTTGTCAGCCTGCTCAGTGATAGTTTTCGTAAGCTCGTCACGCACTGATTTTTCTACGTCTTCACGAATCTTTGCCGATTCGTTCTTGACCCAGCGCTCGTGGCGTTCCTTGAACATATCATCTGTGTTGACTTCTGTAAATTCGCCTGCGTCGTTTTTGGTGTAATATGTCACCCTTTTATTCCCTCCGTCAAAAGTATACGTACCCATATTATAATACATACTTTACGAAAGCACAAGCAATAATCATAGTATTTATTCAGCTTTTGAATTGTTCTGTAAATTATCAACTATACTCGTGATAACTTGATCAATTTCACTACTAGCTAAACCTGCATTGCGCCACACCGACCGTTGCATCACGATACCTGGCGCTACCTGCGCCACCTTATTTAGCCCGTCACCAAACTTGCTGATATCGGATCGATAAATTGGCAGCCATACCGGTAAAACAGCGTCAAGCTTCTGCCGTAAATTATCGTCTATTTTCGTCACGTTATTCTTGTGCATCCATAACGTCATTGCGAAGTGTTTCAGTTGGTTGCCAATCTCTTTCTGCCACTCAATAATCGCTTCGCGCAGGTCATCGCCGACAATCTCCAGTGATTCAGGAGACTGCGGCGCATTGCTCGACAGCCCCAAATTATTCAACGACAGCTTCGTATCAGAACAAAAATTGCGCGCCGACATCAGCAACGAATCGTTAAACGGCGCCATAGCGTGCTGTGCAAACTGCGCCACCTGCGGTATCTGACCGTTTTCGTTCGACGTAATTTTCAGAATATCGCCTGTCTGCGACTTGATCACGTCAACGTCTGTCTCGTTATCGACACCCAGCAGAATATCGACTTTGGTGTTGTAGTGGTACGCCGCAATAATAGCCTGCCGAACTGTACGGCTAGCGTCAATTAGTGCATCGCGAGACGACCGAACCAATACCGTTCTACCGAACGGTTGGCGCGTCGTCGCCTTGTGTGTCAACATAGTCATTAGCGGCCGTCCAGTATGGTTCTTATATGTATTCAGAGCCTCATCTTCGTACACAACAGTTTTGTCACTAAAGAACTGCATATAGCTGTCAGGGCCATTGATAACGCTCGGTGTACTACTGCGGCGGAACACCGCCACGCCAGACTTCAGGTTTTGCGTATACCAATCATATGTACCAGTTGCCTCCAATGCCGTAAACGACATCACCTTGTCACCTGCCAGAGCCAAAAAGCCAATGCCACACACCAGAATGTCTTCTTTAAGAAGATCAAACGCCTCGCGCACCTTATATTCGTCCAGTATCTCATTCAGCCCGATGGTATCATTTTCAAACCTATCAAACCGTGTTTTGTTTGCGCGCATTTCAACGGCGCGCCTGCCCCAGCCGACATGCTGCCTAGCGATTGATCGCGCAATCTTGCTCGTTTCGTAATCGCTGTAACTAAACGTACCCTCATAAAACGGATACTTACCAACCGATTTATTAAGCTGCGCATAAACCCATTTCCAGTTATCCAGTACCATCACCTAACTCCCCTCAGTACACCTATCTGCGATTTACCAGATATCTTATTCAGCCCCAACATCTGCAGCTCGCTTTTCTTAAAATACAAATCACTAGCTGGATTAGTAAATGTCATACTTTCTGAATATGGGCTTGCTGCTTGCGACCATTGAGTGGCTGGTGGCGCGTCTACTGGCGTAAGCATGGCGCGCTTCACGGCGGCCAGAACTACAAACCTCACCGAATCAGCGAAGACTTTGCTATCGTCTTCCTCGATAATTTCGTCCAAATCAACCTTGTTATTTTTGGCGATCAACCGCAACTGAGTAGATGCCGCATGAATAAGCGCATCGGCTCGTTTCTCCTCGTCAACGTCCAAGGCTCGCCATATTTCGGCTAATTTTTCTTTAGTGGTAAAATCTTTCAGTCCTGCCATAAAAAATGCGAATAAATAGGTTTATTTATCCGCATTTGCCGCAAGCGTGGCGTCGTAGTGATTATATTATATCACTTTTTGCTTTTTTTGCCAGAAGCTTCAGTTTCAGGTTCGACTTTGGTGTCTTTATCATCGGAAACCTCTACGTCCTCTTCTTCAGCATTAGCCGGCTCTGGCTCCACTACTTGTTCTGGCTCCACTACTTGTTCTGGCTCCACTACTTCCCAAGCAGATTCAGCGATAATACTACCCTCCATCACCTCGATTGTTTCGCCAGATTCTTTATTACGAATAAGCATTATAATACCCTCCTTAGTTACTGGTTATATTATATCACTTTTTACACACAAACACAATAATGTACTGTAATACACGTTGTACTGCGGTACCACGATTTAATATATCCTCTGTGCAATACAGTACCTATCCCACCTAGACGGCGTATTTTCTTTGATTAGCGGTACAGTCGTACCAACGACATGATATGAATGCCCAGCGTAATCGAACCACGCGCCATCGACAGTCTCACTGCTCGTCTTCGGGATATGTACCATCACCTCAGGCTTGGTTGCAGTCGGCGTACTCGTCTGTGACACCAAACAATCCTTGATCATAAAGCTCGACAGCGTGCCGTCGTCATTCGGTCTGTTCTTAAATTCAATATCTATGCCGATCATAGTTATCCTTTCTTAAAATTCTTTAGCACGCCATTACGCGAATTATAACCGCTCACCTCAAACACGCAGTCGCACTTGCGGTGGCGTTTGAAATCATCGCTTATCGGGTTAGTATACACTCCAGCCTTTTTCTGACACCACGCGCAATCTGGCTTGCCGACATTAGCGCGCCGCGTCAATGTCGGGTGCTTCTGCATCGACTTCGCATTCGTAAAAGCTTCGTGCTGCGCCGCCGCCAATACCACATCGCAATATTCTTTCAGCAGCATCGCGGCAGTCTGCCGATTCAGCGCGCTGTTACGCACGATCTTCACCGCCAACCGTTCCGCCTGATCAGCCATCTCCGCACCATACCCGCCGCTCAGCATTGCCGCCGAACCAAACACCTCGCTCGATAGCGAATACAGCTTGCCATGCAGCTCGCGGCCAGTCCGCTTCAGCACATCCGCCACCAACTCTATTTTTTCATCTGGCGAAATACCCTCGCGTAAAATCGCCGCAACGACCTTATCTACACCGCCAGACGTATCCAGCGTTATTTCTGAAAAGTCCACGCTCGTATCCCCTTGATGATATTATCCACGGCTGTAGTGACTTTTTTTGAAAACTCTGCCGTTGGCTCTGAAAACTCAGCGTCATCCATCGCCTTTAACTCATCAATTTTCTTACTCGCCCAGGCGACAGACTTATTGTCAGTGTCCTCCAGCACTACACCCTTCCGCAGCGCCAAATCCGCCAAATAATCACGTTGTCCCTCCGTCATGATATCAATATTATACAATTATTCACCCCTTAAATCAACCAATAACGCACCGCCAGAAAAACTCGTTTTTTTCCTCGCGTGAAAATAGCCCCACTCACCGCGCTTGGCACCCCTGTTAGCAGGATATACACCCTCCCCGCCACCATAAAAATTATATCATGTCAATCTTTTACAAAAGTACTATACTATTTTATAATAAATTTATGGCACAGCGACGGAAGTATGCAAAAGCAAAAGATCCACGACGACAGTTCCCAAAACTAAGAGAGGACCTGCGCAAAAGAGTTTATGCTATGCAAGATACTTGTGGTATCTGCGGCCGTGAAGTCGATAAAACTTTACCAGCAGGTAGCCCAATGTCTCCAGAGTTAGACGAGATTATCCCAGTTTCACGCGGCGGTTCGCCTTATGATATCGACAACCTGCAGCTTACTCATAGAGTGTGTAATAGGCGGAAGGGTGCTAAGATGCCGGGGGATGATTTACCAGATGATATCAACCCTACGCCAAATTCGAGAGCTTGGTAAGGTGGGGCTTATTTTACTAAAAGGAAAAGCGCCCTGACAAACAAGGCGCTCTACAACAACGACCGCTAATCACAACAATCGCTCAGATATGATACTACTTTTTAAGCGATTGCTCAAGCCGGTAGTTTATCTCACCGGTTATACTGCGCCCGTTCTCTGCGGCTAACACAACTAAGCGTTCGTACACCTCCTGCTTGATTCGCACATTATAAATTGGCGTAGGCACGTCAACCTTGGTCTTAATGATCTTGCCATCCTTTTTAGTGATTTGATTTACTATTGGCATATTCGCCTCCTTTTTTATGAGGATACCCTAGCGCCAAGCGAGGCGTTTGGTTTAGATTAGCTGCAGGTCATTCTCTATTTGATAAGCGATTGCCTCTTGGTCTAGCACCTCTTTCAATTCGCTGAGCGTGTCCATTACCTTTTGGCGTTCATCTGATAAATAAAGTACCGCAGTTTGTTCAGCTTCACCCCTCCAATATCCAATGACTGGGTATTGTAGAGTAAAGGCTTCATGGTTTGCATTTACGATTGATACGATTGTATCGACATTGAGTTGTTTGGTTTGATTGTCGCTTCCGATGAAAGCTTTTATTGTGATTAGTTTCATTGTTATATCCTCTAATTGTTAATGTGCCTCGCTTGACTGTCCTTAGTATAGCAAATATGCATGCACAATGCAAGCATATTACACGTATTTTATAGACTTTTTTGATAATTTTTCTAAAGACTACTCAGTATTTTCTGCCAGCGATCAGCCCTCATTTTCCTATCTTTAGCAGTAACCTGTTTTTTCGGAAATACCTTTTGTCCCCAAAAAGCAAACGTTGCAGCGTCGAGCGGTGCAGTCGATAATTTATCGGTCATACTCTCCCAGCCAAAACCACCATACCGCCCAAACGACCGCTCTTTTGTTATACGGACCGTCTGGTTCAATAGCGGTTGATTATAGTGAGATAATTCGCCTCTATCAATAGCGTCTCTCATAAACTGATGTGCTGCCACCACCTCTTTCATATTCGGCAGAATGATACGCTTTTTAGGAATGCCAGCCTTTATAAGCTCCTCAAACAGTATCGGCGCTCCAGTCGCTCCATCAAGTATGATCACTGCTGCTTGCCTCCAACGCTCAATCAGCCATTTTGATAAACGATGAAACCCCTCGCTCATCGGGCGGCTCATCACCACCTCGACATGCACACGACCATCTTTTAGTGGCTGAGCAACCACCAGTGACCACGAGCTTCTGTCTGGTGAAAACTTTACAGAATATACAGGCTTAAAGCTATCATCAAAGTCAGGTTTCTCAGTAGCAAGGTCATCCCAATCTGTCTGTTTAATTGCGCGCTTGTTTTCAACACCAGCCCACCAACCAAGCCGCATACGATTGAAGTCATCTATTGTCATACTGTCTGCTTCAGTCTGTATCACCTTTTCAAGCAAAAATATGTTCAGTGATGGGTTGGTAGCCAACCAAGCTTCCTTGTCATGCACGTCAGTAATCTTTTCAACTCCCCACTCAGTCCAAACACCAGAAGCGCCAGCCAGCTTATTTCGTCTATTTCTAGCAAACACCTCACCGACAGTTTCAGCCATTGGCGGCGTTCCAGCGTAAATAATTTGAGGATTGCCTGTCTTGGCTGATGCAGTCGTTGGCACCAGTGCTGATTGATGCGAATCAAGCATCTCTGCAGCCTCATCACATATCAGGTCATCGTTAGTAGATCCCAAACCACCCATGCGCGTTCTGGTATAGAAATGATACTCAGCGCCATTCAAAAATTCAATAAACTTATAGTTCCTTGGTTTTTTACGAAACCTCGGCGTTAATAAATTGAATATTTCTGGATGTTCATTCTCATAGAAAAAATCTTGTACACGTTTAATAACAACATCAACCGTATTCTGTTGCTGAGCAGTAAACAAGCCTTTAGCTTTGCGAAAAATAATACCATAGATAATCCGCGCTACAATAATCTCAGTTTTGCCATTTTGGCGCGGCACGCTCAACCCGCAATCAAGATTGACGAAATTACCGTCCTCGTCCTCAGCCAGCCAGCGGCGCAGTACCAAACGCTGCCATGGAAGCAGCTTCATACCATATTCATCAAGCAATTCAAATAAAAGCTCAGCCTTTTCGGTATTGCCAGGAATGTATAAATCAATTCGCGGTATTTGGTTATTTTTTGGCTTTTTTCGCGGCATTAGAGGTATCCTTAATCACCTTTTTCTTTTTCGTTGCTCTTACAGCCTTAGGTGCGGTTTTAGCCTTTTTAGGTGTAGATTTGGCTGGTTTTTTGGCTTTTTTCGCGGCATTAGAGGGAGCGGCAGCTTTTGCTAGGACCTTTTCCAGTACCGAACCAGCTTTTGGACGGCGAGACCGAATATCCCGCAGCTCTTTTCTAAAGATATTGATATTCTGCGACAGTCTTGCCACTTCCTGCTGTGAAATACTTGACGAGGTGAGCTGCTCAACATTCTGGCGAATCAAGCTTTCGTAAAACTTCTCGTCATCATCACCAATTGCAAGATCCATAATGTCAGTTTCAGCCTCTTTATCAAGTCTACCCTTATAAAGCTTGTCCATTTTGCCAGGATTATCAAAGATATCAATCCAGCGCATAGCAGCCGCATATCCATCGCCAGGAAGGCTCGCTTTTAGTTCTTCTATGGAATCTATCAATTCAGCGGCAGGTATTTTTCTAAAAAACTCTAACCATTCATCGTAACCATAGCTTTCAGTGCCTTCCAAATTTATCACCGCTGCCCTCCAATATAACTTTTATTATTATAACATAAATTAGTTATTCCGCTAGTTCTGTTATAGTCACTTCCACACGAGGATTTTTTCTATCAAGACCGCCAAAATTTATTATCAAGCGGTTAACTATTCCACAACAATCATCTTCTAAATAACCAACATCAACTAGTAGATCAAGTATGCTGCTCGCCATATTGTCGAGGTCATGCCGGATATTGTCTTTATTATAAAAAACCATCGTCACTTCTAAAGGATTTGTGGGCTTCGTGTTTCTGAATTTACGACTTTTAGAAACAAGGGTCATTTCCTTAACAACCATTTCATACCAATCGTTGAATCTCTTGCTATTAGCAATAAATCTATTGCCAGTGCGTGAGTTTTTCAAAATACGCTTGTTGTTCTTTTTGCTGGGGACCTGCCCGCTAATCGTGAGACTAAAAGAACTCATACTTTATCACCTTTTTTCACATTACAACTTTTATGCGCCAGCTGGCAATTCTCAATCGTCGTCAAACCGCCTTTACTAATTGGGATGATATGATCAATCGTACAATCTTTCATTGTTTCAATCGGATTGCCGCATATTGCACACACTGCCCCATTTTTATTTATCAGCTGTTTACGAATAAACTGTTTTGTGCGGCGCTCTTTCAATTTATAGACTTTTGACGTCGGCATCTTGTAGTTGCGTCCTTTGATTTTATTCTTCATTTAGTACGACCTCTTTGACGTAGGAATACGCCACTATCATCCATAAGACAGAAAAGATTGCTTTCATCAAATAATCATGTTCAATTAGTATCCAGGTTGATATAAAAAACATAGTCATAAGTAATCTATCTGATCGCTTCATTTTATATACGCTCCTTGCTTTCAATATCTTGGCAATGAATCACTTCGCCGTTTTTAATTAGCTCAACCACCACAATGTGATCAAATGGTTTCCACTCTCTGCGTATTCTAACCTCATCATAGGGCGGCTGTTTTATAGAGAGTTCATGCTTATATTTAACACGCTCTTTGTGCCACCATATGCCGAGCTTAAGCACTTCTATTGCGCCGTATATAGTAAGGAATATTATTGCTGACGCTATAGCAGCGCCGGCAACAATTGAAAATGACACACTAAAGACTTCGTAGTTCATTAGTTTGTTTTCTCCTCTTTTATATATTTCTGCATTTCGACCAAATAATCATATAGCTTGCCAGCGTCGGTAACGTGCCACTCTTTACGACGCTTTTCGTCGGTGATGTAGCAATGCTCTGGTCTTTCGCCAGCATTCGGTGCGTCCCAAAGCCACCAGCTAATTGTTTGATCAGCATCATTAAACTCAGCTTCAAGCGTAATAACCAGATTAGTTACTAGTTGTGTTATGTAGACAGCGGTTTCGTCGGTTATATCACCAAGTAATTGACTTATCTCGCTATCTCTGCGCTGCTGTGCTTGAATATGTGCTATTATTTCAATAAATGTTTTGCGTTTCATCACTTCCTCCTCTCTTTAATCTCATCCAGCCATCTTCGATACTCGATCTCATCCTCAATTGCCGGCACAATTACGGACACTAATATAATTATTGCGAAAATTACTGCAATTATTATGAACATATCTCTTCAACTCCTTTCACAAAAAACAGCCACCGTGTCATTCCAGATTTATCACCGAAAGCTGGTTTTTGAGGTAATATTTTTAGTAATTCAGTGGTTTTAATATCACGCTCGCTCCACTTCATAGCGACGACGCAGCCAGGCTTTACGACGCGTAGACACTCGCTCAATCCTTTGCTTAAGGTTTCTTGCCAGGTGTCTTTGTCTAATTTGCCATATTTCTTGGCAAGCCAGCTATTCTTGCCGCAGTTGATGAGGTGAGGCGGATCAAAGATGACGAAATTAAAACACTCATCAGGGAACTTCATATCTGTAAAGTCCAGAACAAAGTCTGGGTTGATTTCTAGTGTCCTAATCTTGTCTCTGTCTTTCATCTCGACAGTTTCGCGGCGACGGTCGATATACAGAATGTTCGGGTGGTCTTTGTCGAAATAAAACATACGACCGCCGCAACAAGCGTCAAGTATGGATGTTGGGGAAGTTTTCATTTCTCCTCCAACAATTCAGGGTTCTCGTGGATATTGCCAACAACCTCACGACCGTCACTATCAGCGTGTTGTAACCAATAATTGTTACAATCATTCTCATCATCTTCTAAACTGAACCACTTAAAGGCAGCAGAGGGTGGATAATACCGCACAATACCATTTTCATATTCATACCCGTTGCTACCCCATAGCCGTAAGGAGACAATGTCGCCCTCATAAATCTCTGTACCGTTTTTGTCTTTTAGCCCTGTATCTTGCTCAATTACCAGCCGTCCCTCAATAGGTGTCGGCTCATTCTCGCCCTCAAGCCTGGCTGATACGAGTTTGTCGCCTTGCCAATGCAGAGATACGACTTTTCGCATACGTTTTTCTAGATTGTCCCAGGCGCGGAATTTGATATTATGCATTAGACTTCCTCCTCTCTAATCATCGCTTGGCAAATATATTTCCCATACCCTGCGATACCTCCCTGTAGCGTCCACCCCTTTGACAAGAGTTCGTTCACCTTGTCGTGTAAATCAGGCATGTTTGTGGCACTAACTATTATGTATTTGAGCTTATAAGCTTTAGGCGGTTCGTAATCAACTCTTGGCATTTTATACCCTCGCAATTATTAACATCAGCAAAACTACCACCATCGCTCTGTAGTACGGCTCATATACCGCACAGCCGATAAGGATTGCCGCAGCTGCTATTTTTATTAAGATATTTCTGATGATTAACTTTCGTTGACTGTTAGTTGATTTATTGCTATTTTTCATCATTTTCATCTCTATTATCTTTGTTGACCGTTGGTTGACTATCTCTCTTTTTCAGCTCATCAAAAGAATATGTGCGAGTGTTGCCATAAGTATAAGTGACTTTACAGCGCTGTCGTTTATCTCGGTGCATTGCTACATGACGATTGATGCTGAGGTAGTGAAAGTCCTTATCGCATGTGTGGCAATAGCATGATTTATCGGTACGAGTTGTGTATTTCATAGCACATCCTCCGCTTTGATAATCTCTACATCACCAACGGAATCCGCCTCTGACACATCTCTAACATCGTAGCCCCAAATCTCGTCAA